CTTGACCACTGTTATTTTTTACGAATTGAGCAAAGTAAGAAAGTGGTAAATAGTCTTGCCAGTATCCTGCAACACCTATGTCTAAGAAATATTTTTCATATGCTTCTGATGGAAGGATTGTGTAACTTGCTGTGTGATCAATTAATTCTTGACCCTTGTCTAATTCAATAAAGCCGTTTGCGTCAATGTGGGTTGTTATTTTTGTAGAATTTAGTGTTGTACCTAGCCCAACAGAATAAAGTCTTCCTGTAAAAGTATACTCTCCAGAGTCGTCTCCACATACATACATTTTTAATGAACTTTGATTTCCAAAGAAAGAACTTATATTACTACCAAATTTTTCTGACAATGTTTTTATGTTAAATCCAACTGCAAAAAGGCTGTTAGTGGTTATTGCGCTAGAAGTAAATAACAGTTGCGTAGTTCCATTATAGGTTAATGAATATTTAATTAAATTGCCATCTTTAAGAATTGTAAAATAATTACTGTTTAGGGGATTGTAGATTTTAAATAATATTTCATCTGATGCTAGGTTGTGGGAACTAAATACTCCATAACAACTCTCAACTTCACTTGATAACAAATTAAATCTTGAAAAATTAATATACGATTCAATAGAGTTCCAAGTGTTGTTAGGCTTAAAGGACAAAAATTTATCGCTAATAACAGGGCCAGATTCGTTATCTTGTGCTTCCTTGTTGTCATCATATAATTCTTGTAATGTTTTACTACCCAAAAATATTTCTGGTAAGGTATACTCAGGTGTTCTTAAATTTGTTTGGCTAGTTGCTAAGTTATCAAAACTTCCTTGATCCCAACCAGCAAAATCTGGATAGTTATAGTTAGCAGTGTAATTTGCAAATGGATAATCTATAAAAGCAGTTGTTCCCCCATATGATGAGTTTATTCCTTCTGCAGAAACAACTCCTTGTCCATAAACCCACCTGCGTTTTGCAACTGTAACTGGAACCTGATAAGAATATATAGCAACACAGTCAATTTCAAAAGGATATACAGTATTGCTTGCATAGAATCCCACCCAGTCTTGACTATCTCCGCTATTATCAAGTTCTTCTGGAAGAATTAAATTGGCGGTATCTAAGGATAATGATAAAACTTCTTCACCATTAACTAATAAAGATGCAGAATCTTTAATTAAACGAATATGAATAAGCATTGGCCTAAACCACTCACTAACAAAGTGTGATGCAAACTGATCGCCAATAACTAATGTTAAAAATCCATCTTCAACGTATAAGCCATCTTCGGATGCTATTGGTCCAAATATTTTAAATGGTGTAGATGTGTTTACTGCTACTCTTGCCCAGAACTCAATTGTATAGTCGTTATACTGCCCCTTTTTATTTAAAAATCCTTTGCCTGGAAGTATTAAGGATGCGTCAGTATTTGGCTCTAATCGTGTTACCCCACTTGCACCGTAAACTAAAGGAATTCCTGCATTTTTACATTTTAAACCATCTTCGGTAATGTAGTATCCAGAGTCTTCTGAAACTCCATATGCTTGTGCCTCTACTGCATCATATCCGCCATAAATACTTATGTTTGATGGGACTGTGGTTTCTGTTATTCCATTTAAAGAGTATGTATTAAATTCTTCATTCCATTGTCCGAAAGTAATGCCATTTATATAAAACTCATTTTCTGCTGATGTTCCTGAGCCTTCAAAAATTTTAATTTTAAAAACAATTCTTAATTGTGCAGAAACATTTGGAATTTCAAAAGTCTCAGAAATGAATCCCCATTTTTGATAAAGTGTGCTAGTAAAGGTTTTTAAATTTTGAACTATAGTTGATGTGTCTGGGTCTGTATATTCATAACCTATAGAAACAGTTTGCAAATAAATGCTATTTGAGTAAAAATATGATCCAATGGTAAATGTTCCAAGGTCTGCAAGGGTATTAATATTTAGTATGTTAGGACTAATAATTGATGCTTCAAGCGTTTGTGTTACTGGAACGTTAACTCTAATTCTTGATAAATTACTATCTACAAATGGCTCATTTAAATCTTCAGAAGATACTGCAAGTGTTGCATCTGTTGGTGTCCACAATGTTGCAAGATTGCGCTGCGCTTCAGTAATTAAACTTTTATAATCAAGGGTGTCATCTAATGCCCACAAAACTAGCGGATGCTCGGAATATATTTTTTCTGCATATAAATTTGATGGGGTAGACATATTTCTCCTATCCTCTTATTATAGCAGGATGAAAACTAGTATAGTTTGATTTCGCAGGCATCCGTACTACAATATTTTTCAGACTCTGCGTCAAGATTATCCTTACCATCATAAATAGCAGACCAATCAATTTTACCAATTTTACCAACATAAGAGTTATACTCTTCTCTTGTAATATTTGTATACGGTTGTTGTGGATAAGTTTGATTACCCATAGGTAAAAATGAAACTGCTTTTAATTGTCCCTCATACATATGTAATGCTGGAGCAATGTGCTTAGTCTCAGACTCTTTATCAAATGATAAAGTTACAGATACTCCATTATCAGACCAATATTTTTGAGCGGTAGCAGCCAAACCAATCTTTTCAAAAAGACTTACATCTTTCTCAGAACGAGGATGTCCAGATGCTACTGGGAAATACACTACTGAAGTGTTTGCTGATACTACGTCATCTTCAATTTTATACCCTGCCGCTTTAAATAAATGCACCATTGGATCTGTATTACCAAACCTTATAGCACGAAGATAGAATTCTCCTCCTGGACCCCAATGAACTCCTGGTGTTGCACCAGATAATAGCGAAACAGATCCTGAAGGTTTGACGGTAGTTACACGAATTGATTCACGTACACATAACCACTCTGAATAGGTATGATCGTATGAACGAATCTTTTGATACCCTTCGTCCATCCATTGACGCATTGTTGGCATACCTTTAGTATCTGCAAAAGATGCGATACCAGTAAGAGATGTTCCAATACGACGATTACGTTGCATAATTCCATTTGTGGCTTGCCAATGTGTTGGCATTAATGTAACGGTCTTGCCATATAAATATGCAAATTTTAATGTACGAAGAAAATCTTCTTTATCTTCATGACGATTTAAATGAACTTCTACAAGAGTACATAACTCATAAGATTCTAATGGTTGTTCAGCACATGGATTAAATCCCATAACACGAGAATCTTTATAGTCTGGAGCATCTGCTAGTCTTCCATACTCTCTAGCAACTCCTAGCCAAATAAATCCTGGCTCACCATTGTCTGCAATTAAATCAACATAGTCTTCATATTTTGTTCCAACTTCTGCAGCAATAGAGTTATTAGACATCCAAGCCCATCCTGGATTTTCTGAATCAAATGAATTTCTATCTGGAAAAACCTCTGCATTTTTTAAATTAATAAAATTTTTATCTTCAGCATTGCCTAAAGCAAGGGTAGCGGAACGACGAACATTGCCAGAAACAACGCATGTACCAATAAGATTTACAATGTCTACTATTGCACGAGAATCAAGAGTTTCTCCTGGTCTACCGCCGATTACTCTATCTATCTTGCTATGTAGTGCAATGAGTGGTTCTGGACCGCTAGCAACCCCTCCAAAGCCTTTTATGGGGGCACCTAGAGGACGGATAAGATCATAGTTAAACTTCTGTATAGCCTGATTAGGGCGTAGGTATGAGTTTAAGAGCATTCTTACAGAGTCTACCCAACCTTCACGAGTATCTGGAATATCCCAGATATTTTCTGGTTCTGTTGGAGCATGAATAGAGATTTCCTTGTCTTGACCAACAGTATCAAAACCTACACCTATACCTAACATTAAAGCATCCATAACCCATGCAAATAACGCTCCTGGATCATTGCGATCAATATCACGAGTAGATACCATTGCACAATTTTGCAGGGAAGCAGAGTTACGTTTTTCCATAGTCATAGGGGTTCCAAATGCCCAAAGACCTCTACCTGGTGGAGTCCATTTTAAATTAAACATACGGTCATATGCTTCTTGAGCAGACTTTTGACTCTTATTATCGTTCCAGGGCAAACGATTGTCTTTAGCATGGTTCTTTTGTACTGAGTACATTCCTTCAATTACCCGCTTACAAACCTCATGCCATCTTTCCTTTGTTCCGTCTTCTTTCATACGAGAATAGGTGCGTATAAAAGTAATCTCACCTAAAGAGTTTGATCCAGCATCTGAAAAACCAAATGGGGCTGGTAGGTTGGTGTATTTATTTACAAACTCATCTGACAAACGAAAAGAAAAGATATCTGACATTTATGTTCCAACTTTCTATTAAATATTATAAGTACTTTGTAAAATCCAAAGTAGTGTTAAGTATATCATAGAATTAAAAAGAAAAACACGCTTGTTTAAGGCGTGTTAATCTTTAGTTAAGAGTTAGTGCTTTGTATTTTATAAAGCGTCCATAATAATCATTGCTTCATCTACTCCTGCTGAGGCAGATGCAAATGATAAATTTCCAGAACCATCTGTTGTTAAAACTTGATTAGCGGTTCCATCTGCTGCAGGAAGTACCCAAACCTTATTTGCTGTAACAGTTCCTGGAGATTTAAAACCAACATAGTGGCTTGAATCTGTATCTGCCAATCTAAGTTCTGCTGTAGCATTAAGGGTAAATGCTGTTGTTGCTACCGCACTTCCTAGTGTTTTGTTAGTAAGTGTGTCAGTAGTTGCACGGCCTACTAGAGTATCTGTATCTGTTGGAAGTGTCAGGGTTCCTGTATTAGAAATACTTGAAATAACTGGGGTTGTTAATGTTTTATTAGTAAGAGTTTCTGAAACATCTTTAAGTAAAGTTCCGTTTACGTAATATGATTTTCCTGAAGCAATGTTAATGTGCTCTGAAGATGTCCATGAATCTGTAGCGTCTACCCAGTTAAAGGTTTTGTCTGTTGCGCCTTTTAATGTTATACCGCCACCGTCTGCAGTTGTATCTGTAGGTGTGGTAACATCTCCAAGAGTAATATTCTTATCATCTACTGCAAGAGTAGTTGAGTTAATTGTTGTGGTTGTTCCGTTTACCGTTAAATCTCCAGTAACTACAAGATTGTTTGCTGCTGTTACTGTACCATTTAAAGTAATATTAGATGTTGCTCCAGAAGAAGAGCCAACTGTAATTGCTGTGGTTCCGCCTGTTGAGGCAGTTCCAATATCAATTGTTTTGGTTCCAGTTGATGTTGCACCAGTTCCAATTCCAATTACACCAGTAGTTCTTTGTGTTCCGCCACCAATTGTAAGATTTCCACTTGTCTGTGAACCACCAAGTGTAATATGACCACTAGTTGTTGGGAACAACAAATTAACTGATGTGCTAACACTTGGTCCATTTACTGTTGAAGGTAATACTAGTGTTCCTGTAAATGTTGGTGAGTCTGTAAGTGCTACGGTTCCTGTTGCGTCAGGAAAAGTAATTGTTCTGTCTGCTGTTGGGTCTGTAACTGTGAGTGTTGTTTCAAAATCGTTTGCTGTGGCACCTTCAAGAACAATACTTCCATCTGAAAGTGTAAGCCCTGAAACTACTGGACTTGTTAAAGTTTTGTTTGTAAGGGTTTGTGTTCCACTTTCTGTAACAACTCCTGCTGGAATATCTGTTGTAAGAGCAATTGTTCCTGTGCTTGTTGGTAAAGTAAGAGTAGCAGCACCATTGGTGATAGATGAAATTACTGGAGTTGTAAGTGTTTTATTTGTAAGAGTTTCTGATCCATCAATTGTAGCAAAATCTGCATCTGACATTGCTGTGTTAAACTCTGCCTTTGTGCCAGTTACAGTATTTGTTGCTAATGAAATTGATTTGTTTGTAAATGTGCTGGTTGATGCTGCTGTTATTGTAATATCAGATGTTAGGGCAACTGTGCCTGTTGCGTCAGGAAATGTGATTGTCCGATCAGCAGTAGGATCTCCTGCAGAAAGTGTAAGTTCAAAATCATTTGCTGTAGAACCTTCCATTACTATTGTTGAAGTAAATACTCCAATGTTAGTAATATCTGAAAGGTTACCAGTTGTAATAACTGTACCAGTAACATCTGGAATAGTAATTGTTCGGTCAGCAGTTGGGTCTGTTATTGCAAGAGTTGTTTCAAAATCATTTGCGGTAGCGCCTTCAAAAGTAATGCTTGAACCAAAAGCGGGATTAACAGTAGAGTTAATATCAGAAAAGTAATCTAGACTTGTCCAGTTATTTACACCATCACCAATTTTAAATTTATTTGTATCTGATTCCCATCCCATTTCACCAGCATTTAATACTGGTCCTGCTCCTGCATTTGTAGAGATCCACTGCGCTGCAGTTCCTCTGCGCTGTTGCATTCTGGTTGCCATTTATGACTCCTTATACTTAGTTACATTATAACAGATAGTTAGTTAAAGTTATCTGTTGCTATTCCGCCGTCGTAGGTTGCTTCAAATTCTGTAGTGTTATAAAGTCCACCACTTACAAGAACTCCAGGTTCATAATAAAACCCAGCATCAATAAATCTACTCACAACCAACCCAGTTCCATCAATTGATGTGTCATGAATATGATCTTGTAGCGTTTCTGCATCTTCAAGTGTTGCAATAGCAATCCATTGACTACTATAATAAACGTGAACACGCTGTGTTACTGTGTCAAACCATAAATCTCCGTTATCTGGAGAAACTGGCTGTGTTTCACTAACTGGAATTTGTGGTGAGCCTACTGCAGTATCTACATATAATTTTGTTGCTGCATGTGTGTTTTCAGTAGGAGTGGCAACTGTGACAGTTCCTCCAAAAGTACCGCCATCGGCAACATTAATGCCGTGCTTTACTCTAAAGTCTCTATTAGTTGTAGTTGATCCAGGTGCCACTTCTGACCTCTATTCTAGTTATGCTTCAATATAAACTTTGTGTACTTTAACAGCAGTGTCTACTGATGTACCAGTAACTTGAAGAAGAACGTTTCCACCGCTGTAAACAGCGTTAGTTGTTCCTAGTACTGCGTTGCTAATTACATCTGCGTACTCTGTTAAGTAAACGTTATTTGATCCATCTACAGTAACTAAAACTTCAATTACTTCAATGTCATTACCAAGTTTCATCTGAACAAGATACTTTGCAGATGAATAAGTAGTTGCTGACCATGTATCAATTGTTGTTGCTGAATTTGAAGCGGTAGCAAGAGCAGAACCAACAAGAGCATCTGGTAGAGCAATACTTGTCGCTGCTGCTGCACCAAGTACTGGAGTAACAAGTGTTGGTGTATTAGCAAATACTAGAGCACCAGATCCTGTTTCATCACTTACTGCTGAAGCAAGGTTTGCAGAAGATGGTGTTCCAAGGAAATCAGCAATTCCTGCTCCAAGTGATGTGATTCCTGTACCACCATTGGCTACTGGAAGAGTTCCAGTTACACCAGTTGACAATGGTAATCCAGTTACGTTTGTCATTGTTCCAGATGCTGGAGTGCCAAGGGCTGGAGTTGTCAGTGTTGGTGAAGTAAGAGTCTTATTTGTAAGAGTCTGTGTTCCATCAAGTGTGACTACAGTTGAATCAATATCAAGAGTGTTTCCAGTCTTGTCTAATCCTGTACCAGCAACGATTTGTCCCAAACCAGTAAACTGAGTAAATGTAAGTGCTGTAGTACCAACTGTAATTGCACCATCGTTAGTTAATACATAGCCTTGATCAGCGTTAACAGTTCCTTCTTCTACGAATACCGCAAAATTTGAAGTAAGTTCTGCTCCTGTATCTGCATCTGTAGAACGATCTGGAGCGCCAGATACTTTAACTACATAGATACCGTTTTCTGAACCAGTTGATTGATTTTTAACAAGAACACGGTTGCCTGTAGCAAGAGTTACTCCGTCAAGAACGTCTCCATTTTCAAGAGCAGAAGCAAGTGTTACGTTAGCAGTTGTTGCTGCACGTACTGATGCTTTCCAGTCAATACCTTGTGCTGCTGAGTCTACATAAGCCTTTGTTGCTGCATCTGCTGCATCAGTTGGTGTTCCAAGACCTGTGATCTTAGATGTACCCATTGCAATTGCGCCAGTCATTGTTCCGCCAGCAAGTGCTAACTTAGCATCTAGTTGAGTTTGAATTGGAGAAGTTACGCCATTTAGATATCCAATTTCTGTATCATCTACATCTGTAACTCTAAGTTGAACAGTACCTGTAGCATCTGGCAAAGTAATAGTGCGGTCTGCTGTAGGGTTTGTTACTGTAAGAGTTGTTTCGTTATCGTCTGCTGATGATCCTTCAAAAACAACGCTTGAATCTGAAAGTGCAAGTCCTGAAACTACTGGGCTTGTAAGTGTTTTGTTTGTAAGTGTCTGAGTATTTGTTGTTCCAACTACCGCACCAGTTGCACCGTGTGCTTCTGTTGCTCCAGTGTGAGTTGTAAGATCTCCAGAAGCAGCCTTAGCATCTAACTGTGTTTGAATTGCTGAGGTTACGCCATCAACATAGTTAAGTTCTGTTGTTGAAAGAGTTGCTCCATCAAGAATATTAAGTTCTGTAGCAGTTGCCAACATAGCAACATCTTCGTTAATCTTTGGTGATGTTAAACGCTTGTTAGTAAGTGTTTCTGTTCCAGCAATAGTAGCAAAGTTCTCATCTGAAAGTGCAGCGTTAAATTCTGCAAGAGTACCAGTTACTGTGTTTGTTGCTAGTGAAATTGATTTATTTGTAAAAGTATTAGTTGATGAAGCAGTTACTGTAATATCTGAAGTAAGTGCTACAGTTCCTGTTGCATCTGGAAATGTAATTGTACGATCTGCTGTAGGATCAGTTACTGCAACTGTTGTTTCAAAATCATTTGCTGTTGCACCTTCAAAAACAATGCTTGATTCAAATGATCCAACTGCTGCTGGTGCTGAAAACTTTAATCCTGTTGCTTCGTTGCTATCTACTGTTAAGACGTGTCCATTGGTTGCACCAACGGCTAATCTGACACCAGTGTTTGATCCTGTACCAACTATCAAGTCACCTTTTGCGTCAAAGATTTCTTTTGTGATTATATCGTGTGTGTTAACGGTCGCAGTTGATCCCTCAACTACCAGTCCCGCTTTTACTCTAAAGTCTTTTGTTACGGTTGCCATCTTATATCTCCTTGGTTAGGCCTTTAACCCCATACGCATGTAGCGTAGAGTTATAGGTGTGATTCCCCCTACTGGAACAACAGTTAGTGAAACTGTATCTCCAGCCCTTGAAACAGAGATGGTGCCAATATTCCCATCGTTTTCAACTATTCCATATTGACTAACAGACACATCTGTTCCGTCAACTAGAATGGTTAATTCTGTAGCAGAGTATTTATTTCCTCCGCCTGTTACATATTTGAGTGAGATCATATATTTCATTGATCTAAACTCACTTGCTGCAAAACTATCAAACACTGTTGAGTTTTCAATTCCATTAATCGTTAACTCATTATTACCATCTGATCCAAGATCAGTAGACCTAGCAGAAGTACTATCAATTAAATCTACATAGTTTGCCTGAGTTGGTCTATCACCTGTTTCAAACAGGGCTTTTACGTTGGTGGTTGATATCTTTGCCATGAGGCCATTATATCATTATGTTAAAGAATATAGTTATTGATTCCAATGATTTGAAGTCCAATTCCAGGTATACCTGCGTTTGCTGGTGGTATTCCAATATTTGTAAACTTTACTCTAAAAGGTAAAACTTCTTGTATCTTTGTGAGTCTTACAAAACCACTTATCTTACTTTTAGGATAATCTATCCTAGAAATTGTTTCTGATCTTTTTTCAGATAAATCTATTATTGTTGCATAAGCCATTACGACTCATCGCTGTTTGTAATATCTTCAATAACTGTTAATATGCCACGAGCAACTGTCCATACCCTCGTAGCATCGCTTAACTCAATATCAAAAATATCTCCAGTGTTTAAACTTTTTGATTGGGCAGATGTTAGAGATACTGTAAATTCTCCATCGCTATCTTCTGCTGTAGTTGATGGATTAAGAATTAAAACTCCTGCTGGACTTGCATCATTTAAATTACCCGAAATTGTTGGTCTTTTGATTTCCATTTTAATTGTCCAGTCCTCAATTACCAATGGATCTTTGTTGTCATCTGTTACATATACCCGAAATGCTGCTGTATCGCCTTTTACAATCGTCCAGTTAACCGTAGGGGGTGCGGAACCAATTGAATAAGAACTAAGTGATTGATCTCTAAATGTAGCCATAATCTTATCATTATACCATTAACTAAGATAATATTTAAAATATTTTTATATTTTATTGCTTTAACTTGACCAAAAGGCCAAATTAGTGTTATAATTAATACATGCTACCTATTGGTAGCATTTGTTCTCTAGGAGGTATTTTACAATGAGAGAATCTAATGCTTGGCTAGGGGTATTAACGTTGGTTATTTGCAGTACCGTTTTTTCGGCTACCGCAAATGCAACAAATGAAAATAACTTACTAATTAAAGAGTCTGTCAAGTCTGCCACCCAACAGGTGGCTTTTTTGGTTTCTAAAGACAAAAAATTAGAAAAGTATGAAAATGCTCATAATTTGACTGATGAGCAACTAGTTGATATGTTACGCCATGTAGGGTTTGAAGGAAAGGCTTTAAGGTCTGCTTGTGCTATTGCAAAGGCAGAGTCTAATGGTCGCCCTCTTGCTTTCAACGGCAGTATAAAGACTGGAGATAGTTCTTATGGCATATTTCAAATTAATATGCTTGGAGAACTTGGTCCAAATCGTAGGGAGAAATTTGAGTTAGACTCAAATGCTGAACTGCTAAATCCAGTAGTAAACGCACAAATTGCCTTACATATGACTAAGGGTGGAAAAGACTGGTCTGCTTGGAGTTCTGTAAATGGAACACGGTATCAAGAATGGTACAACAAATATCCCTGTGAATCAAAATAAAAGTTAAATAGAATAACCCCCTTGCTTTTGGCTTGGGGGTTTTTGTTTTAAATAATTAAATTACTTTAACCTAATAGGAGTTCCTTTAGTAATTATTTTCTTAAAATTAAGGTCATTAACGACAAAAAGAAAATTAAACCTTGCTGTTCCAGTATAGATTGTAGTAATCAGCATTCAAATGAAATCTTTTTACGTGCGTAGCAATAGCCCCAGTATGAGCATAAAGTGGAATTCCTACACTCTTTAGTTTTCTAAAAAAAGCCACATCTTCACTGATAAACTCTTCGCCTATCCCTTCATTTTCTGCAAATACAGCCTGATTTGGATATTTTTCTTTCAATTTTTTAACAATAGACCTATGCATAAGCACCAACCCCATTCCAGCAGCATCGCATTTTATAATTTGATTTTCTGGTAATGGATGAATGTATTGTACTTTAAAATCTTCAACATTATTAAATAGTACTGGAAATGGAACCATTAATGATCCATCATTACTCTTTGAAACAAAATATGTTCCACTTAATACTGGGCAAGAATTTTTATCGGCAGTTTCCCACAGTTTTTTTAATGTTTCAACAGTTACATTAATATCTGAATCAATCCACAGTAACCAATCATCTTCTATATTATTTGACCAATGATCAAATAAAGTTTGCCTTTGTCTTCCAATTTGATTTCCTTCTACTCTTACTACAGAATTAATAAAAATATTCTTTGCTTGTCCAGTTAGTAAAACATTTACAAGTCCATCTGTAAAACTTCCATCTGTCAATCCGTTATCACACCAACCAAGTGTTACTTTTTCATTTATGTTTATCATATTTTTTATTTATATTCTTTTTTAAACCAAAACATTTTTTTATATCTGTCAAAAAACATAGAATTTATTTTGTTTGAAACCTTTATTTGTTGTTTTAATTCAAATGTAGATCCAATATTTAATTTCCATTTTTGACGTTTAAAAGGAATAACTTGAACTAAAGGTGTTCCTTTTGGAATTAATCCTTCAAAATTTGGATCATTAATAACAAAAGGAAAGGTAACAGGTGCTGTATATGTGTCTGTATCTACAATGCCTGGAAATATAGTAAAGACTGACTCTCTGTGCATTGGCTGAATAAATAAAGTTGAATATCCTGCTGGTGTTTTAATGGCCCAAGGATTTTTCCATTTAGGATAATGATGTGAATTACGTAATGGATGTTCAGGTGCTTGAACAATAGGATGAAATTCTATTAATCCTAATGAAGGCCATTCAAAAAGTTGCACACCGTCTTTAACGCTTACGTATGTATCAACAGGTAAAGTAATAATATATCCAGCAGTTATCGCATCAAAAACTGGCATACAACGTTTTATAGTTCCAGTAATTTGACCATTTTTTGGTTTTTTTTCGCCATCCACGTATGACTCTGTATTAGTATACCAAGTAGGAATAGTTTTTGATGCTGGTTCTGGATAGTCTAAATCAACTTCAAGAGTATTTGTAAATATAATATTCATATGCTCCGCCCCCTATCATATTGTTTATAACTTATTCAGGCAATTACCTTAAACCTGGCATTGGGATAAACTCACCATCAACATAAGTACCACCGATGTCTACAATATCTGTTTCAGAATATTGTACACACACTTTACTTGTTGCTTGTTCTGCAATTTCTTTAGAATCAGCAACTATTATATTAATTATGGTAATATCATCAAGCACTGCAAAATTAGCCATCATATCTCCTTAAAAGTTAATAACATAAACAGCCCCTGCTGAACCCGAGCCAGCATTACCAGTGGGAACAGCGCCAACTCTAGAACCACCGCCACCGCCACCTGCACCAAAACCAGTTCCATTTCCGCCATTATTTCCACCTTGACCACCAGCACCGCCAGTTCCAATTCCAGATCCAGCGCCACCGCCTGCAGAGCCATTATGGGCGTTATTAGCCCCACCACCGCCACCTGTGTTTCCGTTTACTATATTTTGTAGTGCAGAAGCAGTAGATCCAGAACCGCCGAGGCCAGGACCGCCACCTGCGCCACCACCAGGGGTACCACCACTAGTGCCAGGACCGCCTCCGTTGGCAGTTAGTGTTGAAAATCCATCTCCAGCAATTGAGGTTGTACCACCACCGCCATTTTCTCCAGCGCCTGCACCTATTGTAATTGTTGTAGAACCGTTAAAAAATACTGGCCCAGAAGTAATGCCACCAGAACCACCGCCAGTGCTATTGTTTCCACCTTGACCACCAGCACCGCCACCTACTACAACTGCAAATGCCGCACCGTTAACTGTTGAAATGTTTGTTGTTGAGGTAAAAGTAGTCACTGTACCCGAAGTAGTTAAAGTTAAAGGTACGCCAGCAGCGGTAATTGTTACTGTATTAGTTCCAGAGGATGTCGTTCTTGCTGCAAGACGTGTTGCAGTTCTAGCAAGAGTTACTGAAGAAGTTCCAGCGGATGTTGTAGTAGTGGCAAGGGCACCCGAATCATCTTCAAAAACGATAGTGGTAGGTATTGATGTACTAGTACTTGTAACGTTATAAAGTGCTGGTGGTAAAGAACATGTTGATATATTAACATTTGAAGAAGACGTAATAGTTAATGAAGTACCAATTGTTGTTAATGCAGCGGATGATGTTGGTAAAGGGAATACTGATATGCCCATAGTTATGCTATCTCCACTCCACTGATATGGAAGTCTACGGTTGTGGCAGATGCTAAACCTTTAATTGTATCTGTAGCCACTAAGACCTGCTTAAGATCAATGTATGCTGTTGTATTGGCAGCGACTGTTGAGTCTTTCTGTAATTCAACATCATCTAACAAAATAGTAAATGTTGCTGAAGTTGCTGCAGTATTAGCAACAGAAATATTTGTTACTACTGTTGTAGTTGCGGATGGGACCGTGTATAGTGTTGTGCTTGATGTTGCTGCTGATCCCCTAAAAAGCACCTTTGAAGTTGTAGCCATTAGTTACTACCTTTCTGTGGTATGAGATTATTGTATCACCTTTTTATAAGGTATAAACACCCATAATAGTTTTAATTTCTAATTCGTCAACTAAAGACTGTTTTGCGATTGATACCCAGTTTGATCCATCATAAAGTTGTAAGGTGTTTATAACATTACCCGATGAATCTTGTCTTATTACACAGATGGTTCCAGCGGTTGGAGAGGTTATTGAGGCATCCCTTGCTGCTGGGTTAAGATAATTATTTATACCCTTTTTTGCAACTAACGCTTCAAGCATTGTTACAGCAGATAAATAACTTTGCAAACCAGCCCACTCAAAGGTTCCAGATGTATCTGTTTTGCCAGATATTTCATACCATGTATCATCTGCTACATTATAAATAAATCCTGGTTTACCGTCTGTATTAAATGATGTTGGCATTAGATTACCTGATCAAAAGCGCTAGTATCGCCATTGTAGACATACAACTCTATTGGGCTTGATCCCTTTTTAATCCAAATAACTCCATTTGCTAATCCAGTTGTTGGCTGTGTTGTTGTGTAAACAGATGTTGCCGATAGGTATCCTACTGGGGCTGCTGCATCTTTATCTACCCAAATATATCCGTCTGGAATTGTATTAGAAAATGCTGCAAAGGCTGCTGCAGTAGGAGCAGTCGTAGTTGCTCTTGAACTATCCCTTGCCGCCAACTCTAAAGCAACTTGGTCATCTATTTGATTTTGTAAATCATTAATTGTATAAGCAATAGATGGATTTAAAAGTTCTTCTGGATCTGTTTCTGCGGTATCAAAATCATAAGATCCATAGTGATATGCTTTTAGAGCATCTTGAATGTCAGCATCATCTGTCAATGCTGGAATCTTGGTTGGTACTAAACTTCCTATATTTTCTACAGCCATGAGGTCACCTCTTTAAAGATTATACCATTTTTATATCAAACTATAGAAATAAACAGATGAACTGTTTTACTTCCAGTAAGTGCTGACCAATTACCACCGCTATATTGGACTGCGTCAAAATTTATTACTAGATTTGTTCCAGCCCCTGCCAAAGCAGGAATTTCCATTGATGAAGCAATTGGATTTGCTCCTTCAATTTGAAACTGAACGTTAAAGTTTGAGGCGGTAAGTGGTGAACCGCTAACTGTTACTATGTTTGATATTGGAATAGTTGTTGATCCTGCGCCAGATGTAAAAGTAACTGTTCTTACAGATGAATAAATTGCTGGACTTACTTTTAAAACCTGAACCCAGGTATTTGCACCAGCCTGGGAAATATATTGATACATATATCCATAATTTTCTCCTGGAGCGGTATTAATATACATATCATTTAAAATTAAAGTATTTCCAAATAAAACACCACTTGCTGTTAATGTATTGGGTTCTCCAGAACCGACAATAAATTTACTACCACGAACTCCTTGAGGGCCAACATCAACTAATAAATCAATTGAATCTGGTGGTCCTATAACAACAACATCATCGGTGTTAAGTAATACGTCAACCATTATGAATCATCTGCTCCAGTAATATCATCTGTTACTGTTACAGTCCCCGTTAAAAGTGTAAAAACTAGTGTTGCGCCAGAATCTATTTGAACGTCATAGACATAACTTCCAGCGGCTAAAGTTTCTCCTGCGCCTGGTAGGATTGTGCAAGTTACAGTATCGGCAGAGCCATCAACAACAGCCTGCATTTCGTACTGAGTTTTATTTTCTCCTCTTGCATTGGCAATAAAAAATTGTGCGCTGTAACCTGTTAAATCAAATGCGTCACCATTTGCAGTTTTTGGACGGATTACAAACTCATACCTATCACCACGATAGTAATTAAAATTATAAGAACCTGGAAATGCCATTATTCCTCCTGTAACATTATACCACTAAGATACTGATACATAGATACCTTTTAAAATAAAAGAGCACTCATTGTCGGTTCTGATTTGAGGTTGCCCTCCATAGTTTTTGATTTTATCGCTATTGATAAAAATGGTTTGATAATGTGAAATATCGTATAAGTACTGATATTTAAGTAATCCAACATACCCAATTGGAGAAATTTTTTCATCTCGTAAAAAAGTTCTCATCCAAACCTCAGTATTTGATGAATAGGCTTCTATAGAAAAATCATACCTAATATCTACTTTAGCCCCAACCTTTAAGGTTTTCAAATTTATATTTCTTGCTGCTACATTTAATAAAGAGACAGATTTATTTGGCAAATAGGTTTCAATGGTTTTTGATTGGTCTATACTTAAGAAAAAATTTACCCAACCATCTTCTCCTCTTTCTGGACCTAGCCTATAGGTTTGCGTACTTTGGTTTGCATAATATGCCCAGCCAGGATACTGACCAGATGGGCTATCGTATCCATCCCCTGCCCTTCCTGGCTCTCCACGTTCACCCTGTGGTCCTTGTGGACCCTGCTTACCAGCATCGCCCTTATCGCCTTTTAAACCACGTTCTCCTTGTGGACCTATTGGACCGATATCGCCTTTTTCTCCAGTAATTCCAGGCACAGCAATATACTCTGTTGTTTTAACCTCTTGGATTGTTTCTAGATATTTTTTCTTTTGAGGAAAGTCCATGCTTTTAGCCATGACTTACCCCCAACTACTTTATTTTGATTTTAAATATTTTTTTGCCAATCTTAATTACTGGCGGAAGAAGCAGTGTTGGGTTTGAAACTTTTACTATTGGCATTATAGACCTGGAGTCATATCACTTAAAACACAGATAGTTCCTATAACTGGAGTCCAAACCGTGTCTGCATCTAGTCCGCTTCCACCCTCTATAATTACCTGAAGGTCAAACCTTAACTCTGCTGCTACTTGATTATAGCCTGCCCCCCAATTTTCTGTAATTGATGCAGGAGCAGTAATTGTTACCTCGTTGTCGTCAACAGTTGTAGTTAAGTTATCTAATACATTTCCCATTGGATCATAGGAGGTTGCTGTAAATGTCCAACTGTCGCAGTCAAATGGTGTTACTTCATCGTCTTCTAAAAACTCTACAAGCAGGGTTGCTGTGTCTCCACGGACTACCGTCCATTGAATGTTTGCTGGCGAGGCGCCATATTTTTCTATTGTAGGAGCACACATGATAATTGATTATACCATTAAATAAAACTGGACACCTAGACGCAGTGGGGTGGGGGTTAGAATCTAGGTGCCAGCGTAAAAATTATAACATTGTATTATTAAAATATAACAAATTATAACAAATCGTTATAAATAGGATAAATTGTAACAAAACGTTATAAACCAGACATTAAATAAATTGTTATAGAATCGTTATAATCATTTCTGCGTAAAGTGTAAAAAGTCCAGGGTATAAAAGTGTATACTTAAAATATATAAAGAAAAGAATAACTAGCAAGTAAAGTTTTTAAAATATTTTATATATTATATATACTTAGTCTTTAGTCTTAGTTTTAGTTTTAGACTTTTTAGCATTTTGACTAGCAACGAAATCAATCAATATTTCGTACATGTGATCTAATTTTGATTCCATTTTTTCAGTACGATTTTCAACTCTCATAATACGACCCTCAAGATTGTGTCCACCGTTGCCATCAGGTTTTAGTTCGGACAAATAATTTTTTACTAGAAATCGGATTCCGCCAGCAACTAATACAACAATTGATAAAATAGTAAGTGTGAGCGCTGCCCAGTCTGCTGGAGTCATTGTAAACAAATTATATCACTATTTGAGATTAAATTTCGGAGGGAATTAATAAAGCCGAAAATAGAGTATTGAATTATTATGGAATATGATATAATTGTTAAATAGTTGGGGGTATTTTTTTGACTAATTTAAAAAAAATTGTTATAGTTGGCGGTGGCTCTTCTGGATGGCTCTCTGCTGCTGCATTAATTAAATATTGTCCAGAATTTGAAATAACTTTATTAGAGTCTAACAATATACCAACAATTGGTGTTGGTGAAAGTACTACTGCTTATATGAAGCATTTTATCAATGGTCATTTAGGTATACCCGATAAAGACTTTATGCCTGGTGTAGATGCTATATATAAGATGTCTGTTAAGTTTACCGATTTTTATTATGAAGGAGATGAGGGATTTCACTACCCTTTTGAAAGTCCTGACCTAAGTAATCTTGATTTTGGGTTAGAGTCTTGGGATATTGTAAAAGCGCATAATCCAGAAATTCTTAGACAAGATTTTACAAAATCTTTTTTTTCCACATATAACCTATTTGAAAACAATAAGATAGACGATAATATAAATAGGCAATTTGGAAATTATAATATAGAAACTGACAGAGGCTATCACCTAGATGCAAATAAACTAGGCGTATGGCTAAAGGATAACTACTGTTTGCCAAGGGGAGTTAATCACATATATGCTAATGTAATTGATGTGATTTCAAATGATGATGGAGTTTCAGGACTTATATTATCAAATAATACAGTGTTAGAAGCAGATTTTTTTATTGACTGCTCAGGATTTAAAAGTATCTTGTTGTCTAAAGTAATGAAATCAAAATTTATTGATCTTTCTCACGAACTTCCAAACAATAGGGCCTGGGCAACACCAATTCTATATAAAGAAAAAGAAAAAGAAATGATTCCTTATACAAACTGCACTGCTTTAAAAAATGGATGGGCCTGGTACACTCCTATTTGGTCTAGAATAGGAAATGGATATACTTATTGTGATAAGTTTATTTCACCCGAAAACGCATTGGTTGAATTTAAGGAATACTTACTTTCTGGAAAAACTCCATTAAGCCTAAGTAAAGAAGAGGTAGACTCTCTTCCATTTTTTGAAATTAAAATGAATGCTGGGTATTATGAAGAAAATATGATAAAAAATGTTGCTGCGATAGGTCTTTCTGGAGGATTTTTAGAACCACTAGAAGGAACTGGTTTATATTTTATTACAGACGCACTACTGGCTTTACTTAAAGTTTTAAAGAGAAATAATCAATTTTCTAGAGATGCGTTTAACAAGTATATGAGAAACCTATATGGTAGTTGGGCTGCTTCGCTTTCTATATTTTATGCACAAACAAACAGAGACGATAGTCCTTATTGGAAAACAATAAAAAACAAAACATTTTTTCCCGAAAACAATAATATAACCTTTAATCAGTATATGGAAAAAACAATGTATGAATTTCATTTAGATAGAAACCGATATAATCTTTGGACTGCAGTTACTCACGGCACAGATTTTTTTAATAAAGATTTAACAGTTATAGATAGGTGGCAAGTCTGGGATTCGCATTTAAATTATAAAGCAATTTCAGAAAACTATAAACAAATATTTGATGAAAGAAAGAAGCGTTGGGAAGAAGCAGCAAAATCTTCTTTAAATAATTATCAGTATTTAAAAAATAATCTTTACAAGAATTATTAATAAATTCGGCGGTAAATTAGATTAAGCCGAAAATAGAATATCAAACCATCATAAGACACAGTATGCCTGCTACGCAGTCAAATAATGTCTAACTGGATGCAGTATCTATACTTGCTTAATATCCCGATATGAGTTATAATGAGATGTGCTAGATAACATTAAGCAAACCCTTATTGAAGGTTTGACAAGTAAATTAAAAATACATCATTCAGTCTACAGACTGCCTTGCACAAGTGAATTTCTAGAAGAACTTATTGCCAACACTTTCACAGAGGCAGGGTATATAAACGATTGGCAGCCTAATAGAAGCCATAGTATCAGCGTAGACATGTCTTTAGAGTCAGGCGAAAGTTTCTCTGTTAAATCAGGTGTATACGCAAATAACACACTAACTTTTTCTGGATCCAGGCTAGGCAAATATCAAACCTTAGATGCCATGATATCTAGCGTAGTGGATAATAGTGCTAAGTATTATGTGTGTCTTGCTAAGAGCGACCAGGATTGGTCTTCTGTCCCCGCCGAAAATGAGAAGAAGGTTTATTATTTATTTGTGTTTGATTCCCAAACCTTGATATATGATAGTGGGGTTTGGAACAAGGTTGAAACCAAGTCTGGAGGATATAACTACGTTATGGAGTCTATAGGTATGTCTGCTAGAATTAATACCAGTATGTCGTCACAATTGTGGACCAGTGTTAATGAGAGTCTTATTGGTGCCCCGACAAAATTGGAAATATTGTAGTTACTTTTTAAAGTACCAGAATATAATTGTTACTCCCGCTAAAATTGCAAGAATTAACAAACCTCTATCCGAATGATCATATTTTCCGCTACAACCAACCCATTCTTGATTTACGTAGCAGTCTTTAAACATACCTGCATATTGATTACTCTTCAAATGAGGTTTGTGTTTCCATTAGTTTATTAAACTTTTCTTCTTCAACCTGACCACACTCACAGGTATCACAACATTTTGTTGATTTTGTTGTTTCACTTACAACGTTCATACCTTTAGGAGTATGTCTGCTCCATGATTCAGGATATTCAGATTCCATGATCCTCCATGTATTTTAGTCGTTCCATAAGTTTGTGATGCTCTGGATCTTCAAGCATTTCTTTGATAGCGTCTGTAACTTTTTGACTTGGCATCCCGTCTTTATCTGCCATAGAGGATTCTAAGTTTTCTAGAAAAGCCATAGGAGTGCTGCCAAACCGATTATAACTATAGAGATCAGGATCTGTTGTTTCATAAAGTTATTATACTACTAAATGGTCCACCAGAGGTTGGTGTTATAGAAGAAGCCCACCTTTTCCCTGTATTCAGAATAGCCTTTGTTTATGTTGTCCCAATTAGGGTCATTAGTTTTCAAACCACAATACCCACATAGTCCAGGACCTGTGTACTTATAGACGTGTTGGCACATATATTTATTATACCCCATCCCCTGAAAATCTGAAAAATTTTTCATTTTACAAAAATCTGAATATTTTTCTTAGATGTATGATATGTGATTTTAAAAATAAAAAATAAAAAAAATAGTGAGCACACTACTCTAACTCTGTGTAGTGCGCCCTGTCATAGTCTGCAAGTGTCCCACCATTTTCTAGGTGGGTCTTGCGTCTTAGTTGTTCAGCAGAATACTCAGCCACTTATCTATCTTTTCTAATTAGTTTAACTGAATAGATAAATGCAATAGTGCCAACCAATAGCCATGTAGGTATATTGATCTGCAAGCCTATGCTGTCAGCATATAGACCAAATGAGTTTAGATCTAGGTATAGTTCCACTATGCCACCTGCTCTATCTTGTGCACCAAGTATTCAAATTTTAATGGTGGATTTACTGAATTGAATTCGTCAATAGTCTTGACGATATCTTTAATGCTATTAGCGGTTAGCGTACCCTTTTGCAGGCTACCTTGCCAAATTGAATAAGTGATTTTCATTAGTTGCTACCACCAAACACTGCACCAGCGATAGCAATTAGAGTTATCGTAGCAAGCACGATAGGCAAAACAATATGAGGGTAATCCTCTACCCAATCAAAAAATAGCATCTTAGTTATTCTCCTCTACATTGTATTGAGCAGATAGATAAGCGTTAGCCTGACTTAGTGCATCAAGCAAAGACTTATCCTCTCTATCGTAGCGAGCCTGTTGGGCTGCTCTGATATCTGCAATAAGGTTATTGTTAGGGTTATTCTTTATCATTTAGTTATCCTTTCAAGATACTTTCTTTATACCTGCAATTCTAGCAGGGGGGTCTGACAATTTAGGGGCTTTCCCTAGCGTGTCGTGATGTGATCTACACCACTTGTGGAGGTCTTATTCGCTAGGCTCATCCTCTTGTAGAGGCTTACTTGCTAGGCTCATACCTAATTCTTTATTTATTTATAGGAGTATCCTATCAGATATAATCCTAAAAGTCAAATCTAAACACGGCGTGTCGCATGTGAGTTATACCACAAGACAAATGGTGCAAATCGGACATTGTCTCGGGCAACGACACTCCCGACCTCGTTGTTAAGTATCCACAGGGGTTATCCACAGACACGCCCATACTGGCGGGTATACCAATAAGTATCCACATGACGCAGATCACACTACCATTTTACGCTCAAGTTATCCACATGACATAGATCACAAGACACAATGTCCGTTTTGTCCTACTTACTGGTCAGTAAATGTCAGTGGTCGCTGTTATACTTCTAGTATAAAGAAAGTTAAATAAAGGTTATTTAACAGAAAGGACAAAATGAAAGATTTTGTTAAAAAGTTAGAATTAGAAAACTATCTTGATGAAAGTCAAGATGAGTTAAGTCTAAGACTAGATGAGTTAATTGCTCTTGGTTCATATAACTAAATATAGAAAAAATCCTAGTGAGCCTTACTAAAAAGTAAGCAAATAATCTAGGTCAAGGAAAAAGATAAACACAAGGTTTATCGCTTAAAGAAAGGAATTCAAAATGAATTCACTAAAAAATAAAGTGTGTAAGCATACACCTAATAAAAATGCTATCTCTATCGTCAACGACGAAAGATTTACCTTCTGCGAGAATTGTGAGCAGAATATAACTTCTCACTATCGTGAGGATAATGACTTCATGTCTTATTGGACTTCTTGGAAGGTAGGTAAGTAAATGATAACTAAAAAATGTATATCATGTAATGATACCGCTATGGTATCTAAAGTTTCTATCCCTGCTATTTGCGATAATTGTATCGCTAAGAATTGGAAGGTGTCCTAATGAATACCATAACACTAAATTGTCGTTTATGCGATAATAAAGTTTCTAGTAATTTATTTGATGAGCAAGATATAATTACTTGCTCTAATTGTTGGGAGTAAAATGTTTAACAAAATAAAAAATAAAGTAATTAGAATTCAAGAGTTGCGCCGTAGTAATGCGGCAACTCCAATTCCAAATAAAAAAAAATATTCTAGAAAAATAAAACATAAAAATAAATTAGAACAAACGTTCTAAAAAACCCGAGGCGTTTTCCACAGGCTGTGGATAACTTACGATGTGTGGTTAAGATCACACAAAATCCTGTCCATATTTTGAGATTTACGGCGTGGCGATTTGCTTTCTTGGATTTTTTTTGGTAAACTTACCTAGTAAGAAAATAAAGAAAGGAAGTGGCTAACAATGGCTAACTTATTTACAATCCCTCAATTACTGGTAGGACAAAACTACCGCAGTAATTCTATCTCTGGAGAAATTATCTCAGCAGAGAAATCTCCTCAACCAATTTGGTATGGAGAAAATACAGAAGCCTATTTAGTAGGCGTTGTTTCTAATACTGGTAAGTATTCTTACCGCACTTTAGCAGTTAAGGTGGGTGAATAATGTCTGATTACCTTAACTATCAAGATGAGGTCTATACTGACCTAGTCGCTGAGTATGGCGAGGGCATAACCCTTGCCTACCGTGAGGCAAATATCAAGGAGATGTGAGGCAACTCACACTCCAACACGCCCCCTATAATTGGAAAATGTCAGCGATAACTGATAGAATTACTACTCAAACAAAAACGAAAGGTGGTCAGAAATGACTTACACTATAAATCTAGAAACCTACAATGGTGCTACTAAAAAAATAAACCTATCCACTAAAGGTCAGGTTGCTCAATTCATAAACACTTACCCTAATACTTTACCTGTTGGCGTATCTGTAAAAGTTGCTTGTGATGTGCTTGGTATTCGTGGCACACTAAGGGGCAAACAAAAATGATAAACTCTGTTATGTCTTTTGATTGTAATGAGTGTTCAGGTTCAGGGTTAATCTTTTGGGGAGATAACCTTGACTACAATGTAGAAAAATGCGAGTGCGAAAATTTTGCCCTTGGAACTTTATTTACTAGCGGGGAGGCTGACTAATGAAAACAATTAAACACTACATAACACTAGAAACTGAAATTCTTAACGAAAACGATATAACTGCTAAGGCTCTTTTATCTTTACCTAAAGAAACACAACAAATTAGACTAACTGAATTAGCCTATATTGCTTTATCTGAAACAATAGAAAAAGAGTTAATAAAGTTAAATAAAAACAATTCTTTTGCTGTCTTAAAGTTGGTTAAATAATGATGACTAGAAAATCTTATATCCAAACCGCAAACATCTTAAAAGGATTTGTAGATGAAATTCCACAAAATACTTATGAGGATTTAGTTCAAGAATTTGCTGAGTGGTTTAAATCAGATAATGAAAACTTTGACTACGCAAGATTTGAGAAGGCTTGCGGAATTGATGAAATTGGTTTAATTCCTGTTGGTTCTGAAATGTTTAAAATATAAATAAAAATCCTGGACAAGATTTAAAACTGTCCGAACATTTGTTCTAAAAATCCTCGGGGGGTTTTCCACAGGTTATCCACAGGCTTTACGTGTGATTAAAAACACACCCCAGATTGTCCAGATTAAGGCGTCTAATTGGATTTTGTCAGTCGTATCTGATAGGATAAAGATATAACGAAAGGAAACAAATGGGTAAAGTAAAAGAAGCACTAATGGATATATTAGAGCATGACCTATGCTATGGCTATGGTTGGTTATATTCAGGAAATAATGTAGACTTTGATAGTGAGGCTTGCGAGTGTAATCCTTATGCTATATCCGCTGACGAACTAATGGATTGGAAACTAAACTAATGGAATATACTTATTCACTTACTACTTCATATGATGGAGAGTTAATAAATACCCTGCGAGTTAGCGATATGCTAGAAGCAGTTAGTGCTTGGGATAAATGCGTGGACTATGGCTTTGCTAAAGAATACGCAACCTATAACTTGTCTGACCCAACAGGTAAGATGTATACTAAAACTTTCTACACCAACGGAGAGGTCGTAATTAAATAATGGGAAGCATAACAGCAATAGGTTTAGCAGATACAGCGCTAGACCTAGAAACACAATTAAAGTATCACTTGCAAGGTAATCATTATCCACCAATACCAACAATAATGGTGCAACCTTGCATTGAGGCTATTGACGCATACTATGAGGAGGATTATTCTCGTAGAATAGAACTACCAGTTGTTGATGGCTTTCAGATTAGTTGGAAGGGCAACACTTGGACTACCGCCAGCGCATTGGTATCACACGCACACCTAGAGTGGTTTATTGAACCTAGTGATGAGGAATAAAATGATTGATTTAGAAAATGATGATACCATTCAAATTGTGGACTATGTTAAAGTTGATTTACTAACTTCAGGTCAATTAGAGATTGATGATTGTATTCTAATTGGCGATGAAGTTGTGTCTATTGTAGATATAGTCTCACTACCTGATGGATATACTTTAGAAATTGTAAATGATTTTGGTGAAAGAGAAATAATTGAAGTTGGTGAATACGACCAATTTGATTTAATGATGTTACAGTAAGGGGCGCCCCGAGGGGGCGATTTGTCCGATTTGTACTAATTAAGGGGAGTTGATATTTTTCCCATATTATGCTAGAATTTTTATATGACTACACCACAATTAAAAAGATCTAATGATAGAAAGGTTGCTAATCTTGTTACAAAAAATGGAAAGCAAGCCGCAATTGCCAACACCTTTGGATTACCTGCTGGAAAAAATTTCTCGTGCCCTGGTGCCACTAGTGTTTGTGAAAGCGTTTGCTACGCAGGAAGACTTGAAAAACTCTACAAAGCGGTAAAGGCTAATCTACTACACAATTGGGAATTACTTAAAGACGCAGATCAAAAAACTATGGAGGTTTTGTTATCTGCAATGATTGATGAATTTGTTATTGATTGTAATAAAAAGAATGCACCTAAGTTATTTCGTATTCACTGGGATGGGGATTTCTTCTCTGATACCTATACCAACGCATGGCGCAATGTAATAACTAATTATCCTGATATACAGTTTTGGGTATACACTAGAGTGGAGGCTGCAGCCTTAATGCTTAAGGGTATACCTAATTTATCTTTATACTATTCTACAGATAGTGAGAATAAGCAGATAGGTGTTAGTCTTAAGAAAGATCATGGGATACGTCTTGCATACCTTGCCAAAAATTTTGCAATTGGGCAGGCAGATATGAAAGAGTTATTCAACCGCCCTGGTGCTAGGTGTCCTGAGAATCTAAAGGCTATCCCCCTTATCTCAAATGCTGGAAGCGCTTGCGTTTCATGCTCACTTTGTATATACTCTAAGAGCGATGTCGTATTCTCATCATCTAAAAAGTAGGAGATATATGGGTGAAATCCTTGTATTATTCTTTATATTATTATACATAATGTTTGCGGGTATGGGGCATTAATGTGATGTATCTCACATCTCAAATAGTGAGATTATTAGAAATATAACTTGTATTTTTAGCCAAAAAATGTTAGACTTATACAGTAAGCAAAAACCAACAAGAAGGAGAAACATGTCAGTAGCAAACGCAATATACAAAGTAGGGGACACCTACACAAGCCAAAAGTCCAAAGCAACAGGCATTATCAAAGAAATTGTGCCACAAGCCAATGGTAATGTTCGTGTTAAGTTAGATGTTGCTGGCGCAACACGCTGGACTACTTGGACAGCAAAGTCATAATCTTAGCCTAGTGGCTAAATGTCCTGAGCATGACTACTAAAACTGCTCAATTTAATACCCCCATCAAACCCACCAACAGAAACGGAAACCATCACAATGGCAAGAACTAAACCTATCAGCGTTAAAATCGCTACTGCTAAGGTTATTACAGCCTTAGAAAACAGGTTAGCAGAACTAGAGGCTAACTATAAAACACAAGACGAAAACGAAGCAAAGTATCAAGCCTCACTAGACGCTTGGAAAAAAGAAATGTTTGCTTTTGCTATCGCTAATGTTGATAAGGCAGAAAACCTTAGAACTAACTTCCGCCAATGGACAGGAAATCTTAATGTAGATTTTGACCTAACAGTTAAGGAAGGGCAGTTCCCTGCTGAGCCTGAGCGTAAGTTTGAGCAACTTCATGCTCATACCTATCGTGAGCAGAAAGAGGAAATGGAAAACGCTATCCGTATCCTTAAAATGACAGATGAGGAAACAGTTAGCACTAGCACATATAACGCTATTGCTCGTTATCTCTAATAGTATTGGGGGGGTTCTTGACTTGCCCCCCCAAAAATGTTATACTTAATATAACAAACCACCACAACAGAAAAGGAAAATCATGACACTAGGCGGATACACATACCAACTAGGTGATTTATTCACCACCAGTAAAACAGGCGTTACAGGTAGAATTGTAAAGTTCGCACCTATTAACTCTAAACTTACTAGAGTATCCTTACAGTTAGCAAACGGCTCTCGTCGTCTTGCTATGGTAAGCACAACTAAATAATTTATCTCTGATAAGCACTTGGCTTAATTGCTAAGTTATTCCTGAGATAAGACACCTGAGCATGTGTTCTAAACTGCTCATCTTTTAATTGCCCCTGCAAAAATCCCCCGAGGGGGCGTGATCTAAATCACATCTCATTATGTGAGACTAATTAAGAACTGCATTTGCATTTCCACAACCTTGATGATATTATTGTATTAACAGAAAAGGAACCCCTATGAGCGATGTACTAACCCAAGATCAACTATCCGTACCGTATAACCCCAACCTACTTGTTACGTACAAGTATGTAAGTGAAACCTTACCATCTGATGTTCCAACATTTATGACTGATAAGGTTACTGAGATTGAATACGAGTTACACAGAGCAAGATCATACGCTGACGCAGCACATGAGCGTCGTAAAGACATTGCGTGGCTTGAAGATCAGATCAGTGAATGGTATAACCCTAACTATGATAAAGAGGATGTGCTAAGAGAATTAGCAAACCACTTTAATATTAATCCTACTAAGCAGGTTAGTGTTTATGGAACTGTTTCATTCAGCGGTACAGTTAATGTTCCAGTAGCAGAACTTGAAGACTTTGATCTAAGCAATGTAACGATTGATGTTGAACTAAGTTCATATGACTATGAGGCGGACCTAACCGTAGACGACGTCTCACTGGAAGAGAACTAAGCGCTGCAGGTACCGTTTAAATTTGATAGGGGGCTATCAACATCCTGGCCATGATGTAAAACTGGCCCACAAAAATCCTCGGGGGGCCTGAAATGTCCGTTTTGTACCAATTAAGAAGATTAAACCATTTTTCCCAATCCTAGTTGACATTGTCAGTCCTGACTGCTAAACTTAGTTAAAACAACCGAAAGGATAAAAATGGCTCATGATTTAGAAACTCAAAATGGCGTAGCAAGTTTTGCATCATTTAGAGAGCCTGCATGGCACAATCTTGGTACTGTATTTGATACTGAGAAAAATACAAGTGAAATGCTTGTTGCTGCTAATCTTAATAATTGGAATGTTAGACTAGAGGATTTAGAAATCCCATCTAGTTTAGTATCTGACAAACAATATCAATATGTTGTTCGTACAAATCCTACTGATAAATCTCAAACTGATGTTTTGGGAATTGTTGGTCAGCGTTACGTTCCACTACAAAATGAGGATTTATTCGCATTTGGCGATAACATTCTTGATGGTGGTGGGCGTTGGGAAACCGCTGGTTCAATTAGTGGTGGGCGTGTAGTATTTGGCTCTCTTGCATTAGAGCGTGAAACTGTGTTAGACCCTAATGGCGTGGCAGATGTTGTAAAAACTTATTTACTCATCAACACATCACATGATGGTTCTATTGCAATTCAAGCAAGCATAACACCTGTTCGTGTTGTGTGCGCTAATACTCTTAATGTTGCACTCAATCGTACTAAGAAAAAAGATGGCGTAAAGCAATCTTTCAAAATCCGTCATACCCAAACCGCTGAGGGCAAAATTGCAGTTGCTCGTCAGGCACTAGGCATGGCTAATTCTTACATGGACGAATTTGATAAGATGGCTCATGCTATGATACAAAAAGAAATATCAGCGAAAGACTTCAATGATATTATTCTTGCTGCTTATCCTAAGCCTGATAAAGATACTAAGGGTGCAGTAAAGAAATGGGAAAACAAGGTAGATATGATTAACGATATCTATACTGGTGAGTTTAACGGAATGATTAGTGGAAATGCTTGGGGTGCGTTCAATGCACTAACTGAGCGTTTAGACTGGTATCGTTCTGCTCGTAGTGCAAATGGCGAAAGCATGTTTGCTGCTGCTTCTGGATTTGACCCTGCTACTAATGCAGAAAAAAATCGTTTGCTAAGTATTGTTCAAAATACTTTACAAATAGTTTAACAATAAAATCCTGAGCAAGATTTAAAACTGCTCCGCTGGTCCCATAGATCAATTGGTTAGATCGTTACCCTGTCACGGTAAAGGCTACGGGTTCAAGTCCCGTTGGGATCGCAGGTGCCCGAGTATAACATTTTTGTTATAATTGTATTACGTTGAGATGATATTTTTCCCATTTTCTTATTAAGGATAGTTGACATTTTTCCCATTTTGTAGGATAATTAATTCATGACCGCAATTAACCAACTAATACAAACCATCTATCAGGATAACTCAGAACACTTAGACTTTATGGATAGCATGGCTAGTGGAGATTGTGATTGTCACATACATACCACATTAAATACCATTGTCAAGTATGGGGAGGAATGATGTTAGGTTATACATATAAGGATATACAGGAGTTTGGCAATAGTTTAACTTGGGCTATTGATACCGCCAAAAACCAGGGGGATGAACAAAACTATAAACAATTACTAATAGTATGGGACTTCTTTGAAGGTTTGTTAGCAGAAGGGTATATAGATGAAAACACTTACTATGGATAAGACCTGGACTAAGTATGAGTATCTATGTACTGATTGTGATGCATTGACTGAGATAACTACCTTGAAAAATTTAGATGATCACAGGGGCTGGTGTTCTTGTGGATCTGCTAACATTATTAGGATAAATAAACTTAATGTGACAGAGGTCACACACCAATAACTTGACATTGCTACTTCATTAATCTAAAATTAGTATTAAGACACTAGAGAAAGAGACCCACATTGCATACACTACATTATATAGCAGTTGAAGCAGATAGCAAACAAGAAGCATTTGATAAGGTTGTCGTATCCTTATCACCAAACGAAGACGGATATCGCCTAGCAGACTGGTCAGATTGGCATGTCGTAGGTGGGGGAAGGTGGAGCACTAATGCAAATAAAAAAAGCGAAAACAACCTTATGGGGGGTTATAACGATGACCCTACTGATGTGTTGGGCTTTTCTGAAGATAAGGAAAAATTCCAAGAAGCGCTAGTCAGTGTAGGCAAATGGAAATCACAGGCCATGAACAGGGCAATCAAAGAGTTCAAGCCTGATAAGTTTATTAGTGATATGGTTGACTATGCCTCAGAGGGTGGTAGGTCAGAGTATAACGGTGACACCATGATGTCTGCTTATACTATGAAAGAAACAGCAACAATGCTAATGGGTGGTTGGACACCTGATAGTGGGCTTTACGACCTTGATGAAAATATTGCTGAAGCAACCTATCTTAAAGAGCGCCTTGACAAACCTGAGCAAGCCGTGAGACAATATCTAGTACCTGTAGATTTCCACTTCTAAGGAGACCCATGAACGAACTTATAGAACTTACAGAGGAAGAGTGGTTTGATACCTTCAAGCCATTGCCAAACCTTATAGACCCTGACGCCTCATTTAATGATGGTGAGAATGGCTATATGTTTGAAACATATGGTAAAGAGTTAGACTTTGTCAAAGCCCAAGACCCTGATAGGATATGGACTTATTGTGATGGAGATGTTGACGGTACCTATATATTTCAGGGTATGCGTATAGTTAATAGGATTGGGTACTTTGTAACTACCGTGCCCTTTGATGGTAGTAAGGACTATCAGATACAAATCAGTAGCGAAGATGTTTACGAATGCTCTAACTGTGGTGAGATGTGGGAAGATGAAATGGCTTCTCTACATTATGACAAGTTTGAGGATTTGGAAAAATGCGCTGGCTGTGCTACAGTAGAGGAACTTAAGGAACTAGAAGAAATGGAGAACCACACTCTTGGCTAAATGGGAAATAGAAGTAATCTTTGAACCAACAGGCGATTACATGAACTTTGTGTATGAGACTGACACTGAAGACGAAGACAGCATTTTTGACGAGGTAGCAAACCAACTATCAATCGTACCATTTCTAGTAGAAAAGAACGAGGAAGAGTAATGGGAGCACGTTGCACATTTGTATTTAAACAATCAGAGGACCTTGGTGTAGCGCTGTACAGCCATTGGGGCGAAGACAGTATGTATGCAGACCTAGCGCAGGCCCTGCAGCATGCAGCGGTACGTAAAGGGGACACTGAATACTACGTCCGTATGGCTATCAGTTACTTGATCCAAGACTCCATCTTGGAGGAAACAGGGTTTGGTATCTATGCATGCAATCCTAATGATCTGGGGTTTGCGGACCATCCAATATTAATTGATCTTACAGATAATACTATCAGTCATGATGGGGTAGACCACAAAGACATTGATAGTTTTATTAATTATAATTTGCCCAGCAGTGTCCTTTCCACTGTGGGGGCCTCATAAGGCAGAGGTAGGGTCACCTCTTGCTAAAGATAGGGGGAGAGCGGGTTTGTGGTGGGCTTGCTCTCCCCACACTTTTTTGATAGAATTGGGATATGGGGTTTATGCGTAGGTCTATTAGGCTGGGAATAAGTAAAGAGGAAAAGGTTGCTGGTAGAGTTATTACTCTCCTCTCTGACCTGACCCTTGACTTAGAAGCCATAGGATTTTATTTAGCAAAAACATCTCCACATATTATTTATTCAAGGGCTAATGAAGTATTAGAAGCCATGCAGTATAATAAAGAGGTTGATGAATTAGATAGGGGTATGTATAATGGCAGGTAATACTTTTGAAAATAAGATAACTATTCTTGCTGAGTTATGGATGAACTATCGTGATGATGAGGACTTGCAAGATTTTTTAGACTATAACGATTTAGGTTTGCCGTTAGCATATCTTTTAATGAACGAGATTGTTCTGCCAACAAGTCAGTCAGAGATTTATATTAACGAAACCTATGATTTATTAATTGCTTCTCTTACTGTTGAGGATAGAGAGTGGCAAAGTCTTGACGGGTTGCTTAACAACCAGGAGTAGCCCTGCCCCCTCGGGTAAACTATACCAAACCACCAAACCATTTTACGAAAAGACATTAAGAACCTTTCCAAAAAAATCCCAGATCGTGGGACATTACGTAATCTGTAGAATTTTCCAGATTCATACCAAACCTTCAAACCTTCCTATCTCAAACCTTCAAACCTTTATATCTGCCAAACCTTTATATCCAGAAGATATGGTTTGTATACTACTGGGAGTATTGGTATATCTTTTTATCCCCGCCGTTTTTGCGTCCCTGCGGGGCGCCAAGTCCTAGTACTATTAGACATTACGAAGCGGGAATTTAAATTGCAAATTATTTAAAACTTTTACCATAGTTATCAAACCTTTCTAGATTTTTTGCTGGTGTTTTAAAAGATTTTGCTACATTTTTGTGGCATTTTTTTAGGCTATAAAGGTTTGACAAACCATGGTATTGGGGGTATAATGCATGCCAGATATGCGGGATAAGAAGGTTTGGAAGGTTTGGGGATGGAAGGTTTGGCCGCCAGAGGATTACGACGCCATCTATAAAATCGCTCAATCCCCCACTATGCTCCACTTTCCTCCCTTTTAACTACAAATAAAAAATATCAGTAAGATTTATTTTGCTTATCAAACCTCCTAAACGGTATCAGATTAGCCTTCCAAGCCTTAAATTAGCGGGTATCAAACCATCGCCCTGGCTCCATATTGTCCATATCAAACCAGAGTTATTGGACACATGGTCAAACCTTTATATCTGGCTATCTGGCATATCAGGCTATAGGGTTTGAAAGGTTTGTATATATAAGGTTTGTTATTACACTAGGGATTATGGGTACTTCTTGCTATTCCCGCCGATTTTTGGTATGATTAATATATGATACATACAAACCTTACTTGGGATGACGGGGATATATGGAAAGGCTGGACATATAGCCAAACCAAGAATCGTTACTACTTTGATGACATAGGCGATGAGTCTTTAATAGAACTTTGGTCACAGCCATTTTTGAGGCAGGCGGAGTAAAAGATACTAACCACTAGTGCCCTCTTAGGGCATGGGGAGGTTTGTTATTTCTATTTTGCGCCGAACCCTTATTTGCTAGATATGATATGATTAGAATATAAAAAAACAAAAAAATGACTTTAGAACGGAAATTATATGTTTAAAAAACAACCAATTATTAAATATGAGTCATCAATAGATTACATAGAGAACTCGCTCTCACCAGCAAGAAATTTTGTTCCAGAATGGTATAAAAAAATACCAAGAAATAAAACTGGAAAGATTTATGACAATGAAAAAGGTTTTACTAAAACCGTAAAAGTCTGTGTGCCTTTTTTAGATGCATTTACTAGCGGATATATGATTACAACAAATTATGATATATATATAAAAAATAATAACGGGGCGCCATATTTAGTTGGCATGAATGGAATTCCAGAAGAACAAATTCCTAGGTGGCGTGAGAATTTATCAGACGAAAATATAGTTCCAACGGGCTGCTATCCCTACGAATATACCTGGAATTATTGTATTTCTTATACTGTGCCTCCAGGATACAGTTTTTTGGCTACTCATCCTCTTAACAGACACGATCTTCCCTTTACTACGTTAACTGGCATTGTTGATGGCGGTCTTGTTATGCAACATAATGGAAATTTTCCCTTTTTTATTAAAAAAGATTTTGAAGGAATTATTCCTCAAGGAACTCCAATAATACAAATAATACCATTTCGCCAAGAAAAATGGAAATCTAAAAAACAAATAGGACTTGTAGCAGAAGGACAAAAACATGGCTATGCATCAGCAGCAAAATTAATTGGTTGGTATAAAAATACTTTTTGGACAAAAAAAGAATATAACTAAAAATTATAGTTTAATTTTATATTAAAAGATTCTTGACATTTTATACAATATGATGTGGGGTCATGTTTAGTATGATAGGTAGTTGATACTAAAAATATCAAACCCTGCTTGTGCATATCCACATACTTAGGGTTAGCGTATCCGTATAGTATTGGAATTAACGGGGTATTGCAATGAGGGCACATATCAAGGCACTGTTCTCATTATCTTATAAGAGTATGGGTTTAAAGTATCATAGTTATATCCACCAGTACTTTTGTTATACCGTCCAACTAACGCATTATATCTTTCAACCATATCTAAAATTACAGTATTGGCCCTATCAACATCTCTTCCATGTGCATCTTGCTCTCTTATCAAATCAAGACGACTGCTTGCAATAATATCACTTGTGTATCTTATGCAGTAATTGCTTTGATCTAGACTCATCTTACGAGAGTGCTTTAGATCCCCTCCCAAAAATAACAAAGCGGTAGATAGGATTACGATTAGGAAGGTTTGTACCCAAAGAATGCTTTTAAGTTTAAAACTCATATTACTATATTATACCTTATCTTGACATACTGCTCAAATTTTGATATACTTGGTATATATGTCGGCTAACAGGGTTATTATTTGTAAGATATGTAGTGAAAAAACACAGGTAAGATCGGCAATGGCGTATCAAACTTTATATAATCACATGAAAGAGCATAAATGAAAAAAATAAAAGAATTTGAAGAATTTGACAAGCCTGTTGATTTAATTGTTCATACTAAATGTCCAGATAAATGGTTGCTCATTGATAGGGAAACTGGAGAAATATATCAAGGAAGTTATGCGGGGCATTGGAATAGACTTGATCCAGTTATAAAAGATATTTAAAACTTTACAAAACAATCTAAAAGGGGTATACTTATAATATGAAAAAAATAATTATAACAGTAATAGTTATGTCATTGTTGATTCCTGTTTCTTCAGCACAGGCTACAACAAAATCCTTAAATACCAAGAACAATAAAAACTCTTGTAAGTTTATTAAAACAAAATATAAATCAGAAATTATGATTAGTTGGTCTAATAATACTGCAAGTGATGATGATGTATTAAAAGAAATTGATCAAAATATAAAAATGTTATCTACAAGGGAAAAACTTACAAGTGGAGCAATAAAAACTGCCGTAAGATCTTGGATTGTTTCAGAAAAAAACACTCAAAAAGCATTAGAAAATAAAAATATTGAAGAAATTTCAAAGGCAATGGAGTTAAAAATTTCTTCTGTTTCTAAGTTTGATAAATTGTGTAAGTCTATAAAAAAATAATATAAAAATTATAAAAGTTATGGCAAACACTAGTAGCCAAGTTGGTCAAGGCCCCGAACTCATAATTCGGATATCGTAGGTTCAAGTCCTACCTAGTGTACGATCTGGTATTATAGAGGTATGTTTTGTGAAAGTTGTGGTGGCAAACTTATTAATGGAGACTGCTCCAATTGCTATACCAATTCTGCTGCTTTAAAAGAATTTGAGGAAGAAGATGACTAACTGGACTGACGAACTTAATGATAAACAAAAAGAAGATGTATGGAACTTTGTTGTTTTTACTGTTAAAGAAATAAGAGAGCAGATAGCAAAAGATATTGAAGCAACTATCCCACTTTGGAAATCAAAAGGCCTATTAAAATCTCGTAGAACACAAAAAGCCTTTGAAGCATCTGCTGCGATTGCTAGGGGTCAGAATGAGACTTTAGATGGCTAACATAGTATTTCTTGGCAACTTTGAAGTGCCTTATAGTAGTGAGAATCATCATGCTAAGTCTTTGGAATCTCTTGGGCATACCGTTGAAAAATTGCAGGAAAAAAAAGCAGGTAGCACAGAAATATTAAATGCAGCATTAAAATCTAATCTATTTATCTGGGTACACACACATAGATGGCAAACTCCAGGATCTAGGTCTATGACAGATGTGCTAAAAGAATTAAAGGCTGCTGGCGTACCAACTATGACCTATCATTTAGATTTATGGTTTGGCATTGAGCGTGAAAAAGATTTAAAGGGCGATGATTTTTATACAAGCATAGGTCATTTTTTTGCTACAGATAAGTTAATGTGTGATTGGTTTAATGAAAACACACAGGTTAAAGGACACTTCTTGCCTGCTGGCGTATATGATAAAGAGTGTTATGTACATCAAGATTACGATCCACATAACTTTGAACATGACATAATTTTTGTTGGTAGCAGAGGATATCATCCTGAACATAAATATCGTCCACAATTAATAGATTTCTTACGAAAAACATACGGTAAAAGATTTTTACATGTTGGTGGCGATGGAGACACTGGCACAGTTCGTGGAGATGCGCTTAATCGTATTTATGCAAAAAGCAAGGTAGCCATAGGTGATAGTTTAAACATTAACTTTAACTATCCATACTATACAAGCGATAGACTATTTGAAAGCACTGGTCGTGGTGGCTTTACTATATATCCTCGCATTAAAGGTCTTGATGAATATTTTGAAGATGGGAAAGAGATTATATTTTATGAGCACGGTAATCTTGAAGATTTAAAACAAAAAATAGATTACTACATTTTAGATGGATTAACTAGAGAAGAAATAAGGTTTGCTGGTCATGAAAGAACAAAGAGTGAGCATACATATGTTCATCGTTGGCATAGTATTATAAGTGAACTTGGTTTATCTTAATAAATTATTTATTTATAATAATCATTAAATCATCATATCTTCCAAGATGTCTTAGATCAACTATTTTATAGTTAAAATTAATTAAATGCTTCACAAGATCATCAAGGTCCCTATCTGATGCAATATCTTCAATAAAGTACTTGCCACCAACAGATAATTTATTAAAATAAATATCAAAAGTTTTTATTTGAAATTCAGATGTATGAACTCCATCATCTATAATATAATCAAACATATTATCTTCAAAAACATCTGCATCGTTTTTTATAGTTGAGTCAATTGTAAATACTTTATATGGCAAGTCAGATACTGATTTTGGAAGAATTCCATTTAATTCAAAATACGGATCTATTCCGTATATTTCTGCGTTGTTAAACCATTTTCCCCAAAGAATCAGGGATCCGCCATTATGAATTCCAATTTCTAATAACTTTGGATTATTTTTTTTAGTCAACTCTTTATCATAAATTTCAATATAGTTATGACAAGTACCTTTATCTGTTGGTTTATTTAGTTTTTCAAACAATTCCATTAAAGTCATTCGCTTAATATTCCTTTTATTTTTTTTAAATCTTCTTCAAATCTATTTTTTTTATACAGTATATAGTTTTCTTTATCTTGATGCTGTGTTGACCAACCACGTAAATATGTTTTATCAACCTCTGTTTTTTTATTATCTGGATGTATGTGTTCCCAAATAACATTTTCAAAATAGTTTATATTGCTAATTTCTGTACCAAGATCTAACCAAAACTTATCAATGTAAGAATGTTTTAATTCTGGAGGAGCCATGTATCCAAGATGTTTGATAATATTAGAACTTAAAACTGCACAGGTTGGAAGTTCTTCTTTTTTATAAAGATCATTTCCATAAGATATTCCAATTTTTTCTGATAATGGATTAATCAATATTTTATCCCAGGCATAAGTTTGTAGTAGATGGTCATCTCCAATAAAAGCAATAAACTTGTAACTATTGCAGTATTTATGAGACACAGCATTTAATTTTTCATTCAACATAAGTGGTTCTAATATTTCATAAATTACTTTATTAAATCTAGGATAGTTAGACTCATCATCTGTATCTAAAACAAAGCATATGTCACTGATCGTAGAGTTTTTAAAAAAATATTCTAAAAATCTTTCTTGGTTTTTGGGTCTTCCTCTTGATGGAACTATAACTAACATATCATTCATTTAACTATTTTAGCATAAAAATTCCCATGCTATAATATTATGAGACTAAATGGGGAGAACCATGAACATATTAATTACTGGAGTTGCTGGGCTTTTAGGAAGCAATCTTGCAAAAAGCCTTTCTAATCATAACATTGTTGGTATTGATAGTTTAGTTGGCGGATATATAGACAACATTCCATCAGAAATTACTTTTACTAAAAAAGACTGCAACGACTTAACAAAAGAAGATTTTAAAGATATTGAGGTTGTAGTTCATGCTGCATGTACAGCACATGAAGGACTTTCTGTTTTTTCTCCTAAGTTTATTACTGATAATACTTATGGTAACTCTATGAATGTTTTAAGTTGTGCAATTCAGGCTGGTGTTAAAAAATTTATATTTACATCTAGTATGGCAAGATATGGAACTCAAGATACCCTGCCCTTTACAGAAAACATGATACCAAAACCACAAGATCCATATGGCATTGCAAAACATGCTTTTGAATTAACACTAAAGAATCTTTCAAAAACTCACGGTATGGAATTTGTTATTCTTGTACCGCACAACGTTGTTGGTCATGGACAAAACTATACAGATCCATTTAGAAATGTTGCTGGAATTATGATTAATAGAATGCTTCAAGGTAAGCAACCAATTATTTATGGCGATGGCAATCAAAAAAGATGTTTTTCTGATATGAGAGATATTATTGATCCATTTCATAAAGTTATTTTTTCTGATGTGGCTAATGGAGAAGTAATTAATATTGGTCCAGATGATAATTTTATAACAATTAATAAGTTAGCAGAAGAGATAGCATCTATTATTGGTTTTGATTTAAATCCAATTTACTTAGACGCAAGACCATCTGAAGTAAGATTAGCCCACTGCTCTGCTGATAAAGCAAGAAAATTACTTGACTACTCAACACATTATGAGTTAAAAGAAATTTTGTCAAACATGATAGATTGGGTTAAGGTAAGAGGAACTGGACCATTTAACTTTAATTTACCAGTTGAAATTCAAAATAATTTAACTCCAAAAACTTGGGTAAATCAGGATATATTTAATAAATGAAAAATAAATTAAAGTTTTCATCAACGCAAGAAAGACTATTAGTAGATGAATTAGTAGAACTGTTTTTTTTAATTCAAAAAGAAACAAAACCTAAAATTAGTATTGAAGTAGGAGCCAACTCTGCAGAGTTTTCTCAAAAAATAATACAAGACTATCCAAATATTAGTTCCTGGGCGTTTGAGGCTAATCCGTATGTGCATAAACATTATGAAAACAGTTTGCAAAACCTTGGAGTAAAATATTTAAATACTGCAATTACAAATAAAATAGGTGAGACTAGGTTTCTTATTCAAGAAGCATATTTAAATAATGGAGAGTGGAACGGTAAAAGAACTAATAGGCTTATAGGTAACAACAGTCTTTTAATACGTAATCAAGATGATGTCTTGTACTCTGCTCCAAAAGTTAATTGCAACACTTTAGATGGATTTTTTATAGATTCAGGTATTTTAAATAGTAGTGACACAGTTTGTATGTGGATTGATGTTGAAGGAGCAATTGAGCAAGTACTTAGCAATTCAAGTAAAATCTTAAAACAAGTAGACTCAATATTTATTGAAGCAGAACATTTTAAATTTTGGCAGGATCAATGGCTTGCTGAAGATGTTATAAAATTTTTAGTATCTCAAGATTTTTTTCCAATAGCCAGAGACTACGAATATGAAAAACAAAACAATTATATATTTATAAGGTCAAAACTTATGGACAACAACAAAATATTAGAACTTGTTCAAAATTGGCAAAACTTATATGAAAAGATTGAATACTAAAATGAAATATGTTGTTGGTCTTCCTTATAGAATTAAGTCTTTTAGAGATGAACTTATGGAAACTTGTAAGTTAGAAAATGTTTTTGAAATTGACAATACTGAAAATAATATAGGATTTACAGCAAGTCATAACTTAGGTATAAAAAAAATGTATGACGAAGGCGCTGAGTGGTACATAGCCATGAGCGC